ACGCATCGCAAGATATGATTTCTGGCGTAAAGTATTCAGTAGTAATTATGACTGACTACAATGACAGAGGCGGAGTAAACCACAAGGTTTCTCCTGTAATCGTAGACTACCCACTCAAATACTAGGAAAACACATGACAGAAAAAAATACTTCGGAACCTACTTCAAACAGAGCAGAAGAAGATATGACTTCGCATAACGATCGTCTGCTTGCTTGGTATGAAATAGAAGAAAAAACTTGGACGGACTGCAGAGAAGTTGTTCCTATGTCTGGAATTTGGGTCTACGAAGACGTTTTGCCAAAGTCTATGAACATTATTAAAAGACTAGAAGATGTACTTCTTGACCCTTCAAATAGTTATAGCTTTTCAGAAGCACTCGTAGGTTACGGGGTAAAGATGCCAGAGTATAGAGACTGCTATGACTTTAAATACAAAAAAACAGACCTACAGTTCGACAAGTCTGAAGCTGGTCAAAGTCTAATTTCACTCTGGGAAGACACACACTTTAGACAGCTGCAAGCTGTAAAACACTACACAAAGCACTACAACATTGGAGAGCTCCGCTACTGGGAAGCAACCAACTTCGTAAAGTATGGTCCAGGACAGCACTTCCAAGAGCACCACGACCATGGCTACTCCTACAACTGCGTTGTTTCACTAGTTGGATTCCCGAATGACGACTACGAGGGAGGAGAGCTATCGTTTAGTATACAGGGAGTAAAAATTAAGCCAAAGGCTGGCGACTTGTATGTATTTCCTTCTAACTACATGTACCCACACAGGGCGATGCCAGTACACTCTGGAACTAAGTATTCAATGGTCACAATGCTCGATTACTCAGACAAATTCCACAATCCTAGGTTTTACCAAGAGACACACAACTAATGAGAACTATACAAGTTCAAAAGTCTAGGCCAGGTGGTGGAGATATTTCCGCGCTACCAGCAACTAGAAGCTGGATGGACGAGAGTGCAGAAAAACACGCATATATGTGTTTCCCCCTAACTGTAACTAATCGACTGGGCTGGGGCATATCTTTTCCAGAAGACATTGTCTTTGTTTGGGACGGAGTCTATGACCACAGCCCAGATCACGTAAAAGTTATTAAGGGCGAGCAGTATGCAACCCCTAAAAGAGGAAACGCCACTATTAGCTTTGAGACTGGACTGCTGTTTAGAACTGACGAGCAAACAACTATGCTTACAATGCCAGTTCCAAATCAATTTATTCGTGGCACTCAGTGCTTTACTACATTAATTAGTACTTCTTTCTATAAGCCAGAGCTTCCAGTTGCTTGGCAAATTATGGAGCCAAATCTAGAAATCACAATTCCAGCAGGAACACCTGTAGCAGCGGTTTTGCCGATTTCCTTGACAGCACTGCAAGACGACTACGAGCTAGAGCTAAATGAAAATTATCCAGGGCCAGAGTTCTGGGACGAACTAAGAAAGTATGGAGATATAGCTGAAGAAAAAAACTCAAAAGGCGAATGGTCAAAAATGTATAGAGATGCTGTAGACTACAACGGAGACAGTATCGGAGCTCATGAGACTAAATCAATCAGACTAAAAACTTCAGTTTGTCCGGTAACAGGGTTTTCATTAGAGGATAGATAAACTTGGACAGCAAAAAAATTAAATTTGTAATCAATAGGCCCTGGTTAAACAAGAACAGCCCATCAACGCCTGGACCAATAATTAAAACTTTGCCTGACTGGTACAGAAAAGCAGACAGATTTGCAATAAATCCAGCCAACAACGAGCACTGGAAAGACCCATTTACCGGCGGGAAAGTCCCCACCTGGAAAGCTTGTCCAGCTATTTTTGACATTATGGGAAGTGGCTACACATACAAAACCCCCTGCGATATTGAAGTTGTAGAAGAAAACGGAATTCCAGTTTTAAAGGTTTTGGATCAAAAAAATAAAGATTTTGTCCAAGTGAGACCACCAATGCCACAATTTTTGCCACCGCAGGGATATTACGAACACCATTTTGCTTGGTGGTCCGACTGGGCAGTAGAGCTTCCAGAAGGGTACAGCGCACTTTATTCGCAGCCATTTAATAGATTTGAACTGCCATTTTTAACCACTAGCGGAATCATTGACAATGACAAGGTCAACCTTCCAGGAACAATGCCATTTTTTATCGTTAAGGGCTTTAGCGGTCTGATTCCAGCAGGAACCCCTTACGCACAAATTCTTCCATTTAAGAGAGAAAACTGGACATCTGAAATAGTTGATAGACTTAGCCACCAAGAGATGTACGAGAAAAACGCAGAAAACAGTAAAAAATATCGAGTACCAAATGGTGGCGTCTATCAAAAGGAAGTCTGGGAGAGACGTACGTATGACTAACCTAGAAACTATCCTAGTTCGTGTTCCTGATAGAGTCTTATCTGATTCCCCCGAAATATCAGTACTAAATATAGGTTTTGGCGTAAATTTATATAGAAACACTCTTAGTAAAGAAGATTGCTATCAGCACATTATCACTCTAAATGAAGAGTTAGAAGGACCTGGTCCTCACGCTTGGTTGACTCCCGAGCCAGGCAGAAATGCTAATTATTTTTTAACAAATGAAGAAATACTACCGATTGAAAATAAAGAAAATGTGGTTCTTAGAAAGCTACATGACTCTATATTTAAAGTAGTAAAACAATGTATAGATGACTATGCTAGCTCTTGGAAAATCAGTATTGCTCATTATGACCCACTGAATTTTGTGAAGTATTCATACCCCCACAATAGCTTTGACTATCACATAGATGACAATCCAGATTCTCCCAGGACGGTATCTGCCGTTGTATACTTGAATGATAACTATGACGGCGGAGAGCTTAATTTTTCTAGACTAGATGGATTGACTGTTAAGCCAAAACTTGGAGATATTTTGGTTTTTCCATCAAACTACCTCTACGAGCACGAATCAAAGCCAGTACTTAGGGGGACTAAGTATTCCGTCGCTGTGTTTACTCACTACAAAGAAAGAGCATAAATGAACGATAATGAGTTTTCAAACAATAGAGGTGCAGATAGAGTCTCTATAACTCCATCAGGCTTCTTTGGCAATTCACGAGACAACATTGTCGAGCTAGAAAACTTTATGACTCAAGAAGAGCTTGACTACTTAGACAAGTTTGCTAGACAAAATGACAAGTGGGACGTAACTGAAACCCACTATAACGAAGAGGGAACTGTAATCTATGATGCTAGCTACTGGGAGAATAGAGTCGCGACTGAAGACACTCTTATGTCTGCAGATCCTAACGTGGTGCAAGTAATTAAGGGAATGCAGGCTCGCTTAAAAGTCGAAGTAGATAAGTTTTTTAGTGTAGACGCCCTTCCAACTAGTGCCGCTTTAGTTAGATGGTTGCCTGGTCAACTTCAACACCCCCACGCTGATAAAGAGCTTCACATAGGAGAAGATGAAGGAAAACCAAACGATTTTCCTTACTATGACATTGCTGGTTTGTTCTACTTGAATGATGACTACGAGGGCGGGGAGCTTTACTTCCCAAAACAAGGAATTCAGTTTAAACCTAAAAAAGGTGCTGCTTACTTTTTCCCTGGAGATCTCCACTACATTCACGGAGTAACCATGATTACAAGCGGAATTAGATATGTTAGCCCGTTTTTCTGGACAATTATCGAACACAAAGAAAAATCCGAGGAGAACTAAATGTCTTTATTTGTCGACAAAATTGACCCTAGCACATTTAAAATTTACAAAGACGAGCCAAACGAAAAAGGCGAGCTGGGAATCCCTCAGAATAAAATCATAGAGATTCCTAATTTTGTAACACCTGAAGCTGCAGAGAAAATGATTGGTTACATAGAATCCTATTCAGACTTGTGGGGCGATATCGCATTTTACGGTTCATCCGGCATGGGAATTCACCCTGACGACCCACGGTTGGCGGATTACGGGCTTCCATCTTTCTACTTTGACTCGCTAAGAAAAAAGTTTCAAGAAGGTATTGAGCTTGTCTTTGAGCGACCAGTAAAAGCCAACACTTCACACGCCCAAAAGTGGGACGTGGGCGGTTTTGCAGCTCCACACTCCGACAACTCTGACCATGATGGGCACCCTAATGCGTTTGAAATTAACAAGTACGTGGGAATCCTGTATTTAAACGGAAACTATGGTGGTGGAGAGCTTTACTTTCCGGACCACAAAATTGAGTTCAAGCCAGCTGCATACTCCTACATCTGTTTCCCGGGTGGAGTAGAGAACATCCACGGAGTCCAGGAAATTACCGAGGGTGTTAGGTATACCATGGTCTCTTTCTGGGACTTTGCCGAAGCCGAGTATTCAGAAGAGAAAAAAGCGGCCTGGGAAGAAGAGATTAAGGTAATCCGAAAAGAACAGGCTGACCAAAAAGTCGAGTGGGAGAAGGGTAATAAGTACGCTTAATCCATAAACCCTGGTAAGATTGCCCGGTGATGACCACATTTTACAGCAAGTAAATAATCACTATTAATCATCTCGGGTAAAATATAACTGGTGTTCTATCCCATAGGAACGACGGCGTGCATTACTCTACTTCAAATGTTTATGATATCCTTGCAGACCAAGGTGCCACACTCAATCGCGCCCTGTTTTTAAAGAACTCTACCAAGCGCCCAGTCAATGTTTCCGGTTATATCGGCAGAATGCATATTAGAGACTATGTCAACTCTTCAGTCATAGTCAAAACTCTTACAACCGAGAATGGTGGATTAACTATCGATGGTTCAATTGGTCGAGTTGATATCCTTCTAAAACCATCAGACACAGACGATTTAGGGGCTAAAACCTACGTCTACGACCTAGAACTTGAGTCTGAAGAGGGAGACGTAACAAAAATCGTTTCAGGAAAACTCACTATAAGAGCGGAGATTACCTACTAATGCTCTCAGATGATTTTGCATACCTCGTAGTCACCGCTCCCGGCCCTCAAGGTCCAGCAGGAACTGGTGGTACTCAAGAAGGAGAAGGTGCAACTGGTCCAACAGGTCCAACAGGACCAACTGGTGCAACTGGTCCAACAGGTCTAGCGGGTGACACTGGATTAACTGGTACTCAAGGACCAACTGGAGCAACTGGAGCAAGCGGAGCAGCTGGTGCAACAGGTGCAACTGGTCCCGCTGGTGCAACTGGTCCAACCGGTGCGACCGGTGCAACTGGTCCAACCGGAGCTCAGGGTTTAACTGGTTTAAGGGGATACACAGGAGATACCGGTCCAGCTGGTGCCACCGGTGCCACCGGTGCGACAGGTCCAACAGGTGCAACGGGTGCAGCTGGGGCTGCTGGAGCTACAGGACCTACCGGAGCAACTGGTCCAGTTGGAGCTCAAGGTAATCAAGGTATTCAAGGCCAAATCGGACCTACCGGTCCAACTGGTGCTGCAGGTCTAACTGGTTTACAGGGACAGACTGGACCAACTGGACCAACTGGTGCTGCATCAACTATCCCTGGGCCAACAGGTCCAACAGGTGCCACGGGTGCCACCGGTGCGACTGGTGCTGCATCAACTATCCCAGGCCCCACTGGACCAG